TAGTAGTAGGCTCCCTAGTAAGCAAAGACTAGAAAGTCAAAACTACAGAAAAACATGGCAACAGGAAGAGATTTACAAGATGAACTGGAGCAAATAGAACAGGAAATCACTCAAGCAAAAGCAAAATATGAAAAACAAAAAGCTGCAATAGGGGAAGAACCTGATACTATTGAATTGAAGGTCTTACAACAGAGAGAGGAGACTATTCACATGCTTGAAGAAAAGAGAAAGGAGCTATTACAGAGAATTGCTCAGCAAATGAAAAGTCCTAGACAGCCAGTAAAGGGTAGAGATTTAGATGAAGATGAACATCTATCTGAACGTTCAACATTACGCTATGGGAATGTTATTGATCTGGAAGAATTGGATATTGATGAACCAGCAGGTGGTTCTGCAGATTGGCTAGCAATTGGAATATACATCTTTTCCTTTCCTGTCCAACTTCTGTTAAAAACTTTATATATTTTAACTACAAGAGGCCGCCAAACAATTAAAGAGAACAAGGGAAATAGATTGCGTTTTAAGGACTCATCATCTACTATGGATGTAAATGGAGTTAAAACACCACGTCATTTGTATATTTCCTTACCTACTGCTCAGTCATCAATGAAAACAGAGGAAATCACTCCAGGGCGTTATAGAACAGTTGCATGTGGTATTTTATCTGGAGAAATGAGGGCAAGAAAATTAGTCTCACCTGTTATGGGAGTTATTGGATTCAATTACTTAGCAGAAAAATGGGGAGAATATATTGATGCATTTTTAATGAAACAGTCTCCTCATTTGCCTGTTTCTACTGGCAGTCCTGAAAGTGCTACTAATTTTGCATACCTTATACAAAGACAAGATGTGCTCAATAAAAGTAAGACTGTAGAATACTTAGAATTATGGGAACAGGCAGAAAAGGCTGGTAGACACCTTGTTGATAGAATTGAATCACCATTAACTCCATGGTTGTTTGCAGGTTCACCTGATCGATGCCCCCCTACTAGCTTATATGTAGCAGGTATTGCTGAATTAGGAGCATTCTTTTCTATATTACAAGATATAAGAAATGCAATAATGGCATCTAAATTAGTGGGAACAGCAGAAGAAAAATTAAAAAGAAAGTCTTCATTTTATCAATCGTATTTAAGGAGAACACAATCTATGGGGGTTCAACTAGACCAGAGAATTATAATTTTGTACATGATGGAATGGGGTAAAATGATGGTTGATCATTTCCATCTTGGAGATGATATGGACTCTGAGCTCAGAAAGGCTTGTCAATCTTTAATTGATGAAAAAGTGGCACAAGTCTCAAACCAGGAGGCTTTGAAATTGTAATCTGATTAAGAGTAAACATGTAAAATAAAAATAAAAAAATAAAAAAATAAAAAAGCTTGCTCCTTTTGTTGCTATTTAAGGGAAAAATAACAACTGTAGAAAGAAAGCATATAAAGACAAAAAAAAGTATTAAAGTAGTTTCATATGATCAAATTTAGTTAGTTTTTACTGAATCATTTGTAGTTTTAGTTAGTTAGAAGCTTGCTCCTTTTGTTGCTTTTTAGGGAGCATACTACTA